TTGCGTATTCTTACTGATGAACAAATCACTGAAATAAAAAGAATAACAGATAAAGGCGGGTGATATGATTGACCTTAAAGATTTAATTGAAGTTACATTAGAAGAACAAGATGATTTCTTAAAAGTCCGAGAGACTCTAACACGCATAGGTGTAGCTTCCAAAAAAGACAAAACTTTATACCAATCTTGCCACATACTCCACAAGCGTGGACAATATTATGTGGTACATTTCAAAGAACTATTTGCATTGGATGGTAAACCTACAGACATTACGGAAAATGATTTGTCTCGTAGAAATGCTATTGCAAATTTATTGGAAGATTGGGGATTAATCAAACTTGTGAATAAAAGCCAAACAGAAATGCCAGAACCTATATTTCTTTCTCAAGTAAAAATTATTTCACATAAAGAAAAAAATGAATGGCAATTGGTACCAAAATACCAAATTGGTAAAAAACCACAAAGAGATTGACATTTAGTATAAATAATAGTATAATTATGGTGCCGTGCTCTCTGAGGCGGCAATTTTTAAAACTCGCTTAATTAAGGAGAATAAGCATGACTGGATTACTATTTCCAAAGATGGATCAATTATATTCTAATATGATTGGATTCCAAGAAACTATCGACATGATGAAAGCCGCTGCAACCGATGTGGCCAAATATGCACCATCATATCCCCCATATAATATCAAACAAGTCAAAGATAACAAGTATGTTATTGAAATGGCTGTTGCTGGATTCACCAAAACTGATATTGAAATTACCATGGACGGCAATAAAATGCTCATCAAAGGTAATGCTAAGGATGATGAAGATGAAACATATCTACACAAAGGTATTGCTAATCGTGCATTTGAAAGACAATTCACACTCAAAGATACCATTGAAATCAAAGATGCCGAATTGGCCAATGGTATGTTAAAAGTATGGTTGGAGAACATGGTCAAAACTCAGGACTTTATTAAGAAGATTCCTATTTTCACCAAAGATTAATTAATTAATCAATAAGGGCTCTTAACTGAGCCCTTTTTATATGAAACAAAAATTTATAAACACATACATGAAGGCTGCTGAAACCTTTGGTGAATTATCTTCCGCAAGAAGACTTCACGTTGGCGCCATTGTTGTCAAAGATGACCGAATTATATCTATTGGATACAACGGAATGCCATCAGGATGGGACAATAATTGTGAAGATGAATATGTGAATGAAATCGGTGAAGCAATACTAAAATCAAAACCAGAGGTTCTACATGCTGAAACAAATGCAATCGCTAAGCTGGCAAAATCTACTGAATCTGGCCTTGGTGCTACTTTGTTTGTTACTCATTCACCTTGCCTTGACTGTGCCAAGTTGGTATACCAATCTGGCATCAATTCTGTTTATTATCGGAATAGTTACCGTTCTGAAGAAGGCATACAATTCTTGGAAAAAGCAGGTGTAAAAGTAGAGAAAATCTAATCATCTAAATAAGCTAGGGTCACTATCGGTCAGGCTTATGGAGATTACATGCATCTAAAGATAGTTAATTGTCCGGATAAAGATTTCAAACCATATGTGGAGAGAGCTGCTCTCTTTTATGCCAAAGAATTGATATCCAATACGAGAGTTAGAAATAACTGTTATACGATAATTAACTTCACAAACAAAATAGATGCTTTAGGTTATGCAAACGTAGAAGAATATAACTCAAAAAAACAACCAAGAGAATTCTTAATTGAATTACATTCAGGTATTGGCGCAAGAAAAATACTGGAAGCCTTGGCCCACGAAATGGTTCACGTAAAACAATATATTGAAGGTGAAACAGATGACCAACTTTCCGTTTGGAGAGGAAAGAAAATAAATTCTGATAAACTTGATTATTGGATTCATCCGTGGGAAATAGATGCGTATGGCCGTGAGGTTGGACTAGTCAACAAATTTGCCGTAAGTGAACATTTATGGGAAGTATTTGAGGAATTTAGAAACCCCTCATTACCAATTGAATCCTTACCTATAATGTGGAAACAAATTTAACACAAAAGTATTACATTTAAAACCGCTTAGGCGGTTTTTTTATTGGTTGTAAGGAAACAACAGACCAGTTGACAAAGTTCCTCCATATGATATACTCTATCCATAGATTGAGAAATCAATCAAATGTTCTTTAAAAAATTCTGTGAACATATTAAAACACATTGGGTTGCCAAATCTAGTAGGTAACTTAGGAGCACTTGGTGGCCGCACCATTCTCGCTAAGGTTACATGAAACCATCCGACGGTGCTAGATATAAATTGGTTTGTAATGTGGAGATTGTCTTATCGGTAGACGAAGCCGTGAGAAGCCAGATGAAGTTCTGGAACGACAATCACACCCCAATGTGTTTTAATATGGTCTCATAGTATAATGGTTAGTACGGTAGCTTGTCACGCTACTAATAGGAGTTCGATTCTCCTTGAGACCGCCAAACCCAGTCAAGGTAACGCTTGACTACTATGACCCGTAGGAAGTGAAGTGAGTTCGTTACTCAAGGGTGGTTCCAGTCATACCGAACTGGCGCTGGCAATGCGAGAATCCTCTCTGGTCGGGAAGTGGGTGGAGGTCGTGCGTGATGAAAGATTAATTGGAGTAAAACCTGACCAAATTTCTGATGCGATATAATTACCACCGCAGAGAGGAAGCTTTATTTTTCTACTTTTGGATTTTCATGCATATGTTAGATTATGTTGTAACTTTTTTAGCAATATTTCTATTGGATGTTGTATATACATACTATTTGAGATGTGTAACAAACAGCCAAGTACTTAACGCCAGTCTCTGGTCGGTTGCTTGTTACGTTTTAGGAAGTGTAGCAGTTATTAACTATACAACCAATAATTGGTTAATCATTCCGGCAATGATAGGTGCCTTTTGTGGGACTTTTGTTGGGATGAAAATTGCTCCAAAATAAAATCTGATTTTTTGGCTTGAAATAAAAGATCCAGTTTAAATTCTTCCCAACTCCAAAATATCCTAGGATTATATGGAGTATCGGAGAATACATAAAGTGCATCCGATTCGTGTTTGTTTTTAGGTTTAAACATAGTGGTATATTTATTAGGAATGTGTTGCCAAGACAATAAGATTACTATATAATAGTACAATGCGGTGTGTAATAGTACGATATGAAGTGCCCCTTCATGTTATCTGAGCATAGCAGTTACACCGCTCCATTTTTTTTATGAAAGACATTATGAACATCAAACCATTATCTGATAGAATTGTTATTAAACGCCTTGAGGGTATCAAAGAAACTTCCAGTGGAATCGTATTAAAGAGAACGGAAGAACCAGATAGAGCAGAAGTGTTATCAGTTGGTCCTGATGTTGATGAAGTTGCTGTTGGTGATATTGTTCTATTGGATTGGAATGCAGCCACAAAAGCTGGCGACAACTATGTGATTTCAATTAAGAGTGTAGTCTTCATTTATTAATCATTGCGGGTTGGTGAAACAGAATCACAGGGGACTCATAATCCTCAGTTCCGGTGCAACTCCGTGGCCCGCAACCATTATGGTTTTGTGTACCAAGAAATAAAATACATTACTCCCGAAAAACATAGCAAAAGTATTAGGTAGAAAAATAGGAGAAATTTTCCAAAACCTATTCCATCAAACACCCATTCTAAAAATGTGTATTTGTTATTGTTCTCCACGATTTTCTTCTTCTTCTCGTATTCGTTCTAGTGCCTGTCTAATTTTATCGACTTCTTTTTGGCGGACAGCTTCATATCGTTTTTGATATGTTTTATTGGCAAAGTATCCTTTATCTGAAGCTTGATAATACAACCAAGTCCAAAATACACCTAATCCTATCAACATAAAAATACCAAAAATAATTAAACCAAATTCTAATTTATAGAGTTCGATTTTCTTTGCTTTCTTTTTTGATTTGATATCATCTTCCATCATTTTTTTGGTTATCAAATATTTTTGTTGTCTTCCCATTACCTGCATCATTTCACTAACCTCGGTCCACAAAGCACCCAATTCTACAGGACTTTGGTAAATCATTAACTCTTGCAGTTCTGTTCCCATTTGTTGTAATTGTTTTTTCATCAAAACACGTTGCAAGGCTCTTTTACCTAAACTAGCATCACCTGTATAAACCTCGGTTTCACTCCTACGTTCTTCTTCTTCTAAGACCGCCATACATTTATAATAATTGTCAAAATAAGTTCCTAGATATTCTCCAATTTCATTGTAAATATTAGGCACATCATCACTCTTTTTGTTTAATTCAACAACTTTATTTTTTTCTTCAATGAAATGTTTTTTGGCTTCTGGAGAAGGTGTCTTTCCTTTAGCAGCATATGTATCATGGAATTGTTCATCCAAGTCTTTTAGAACATTCCTGACATCGCCAGCAGCCCCCTTAATGTCCTTGTATAATTGACATCCTTTTTTGACGGCAGCAACAGCGCCATTCGCCAGAGCAAATAGTGTTAGTGGATCCATTTTTCCTATTATTTTGTTATATGGTAAAGATGGCACGAACAGCTTGTATGTTCAGACGAAATCATATATAATCGAGTATATCTACATATTTATGAAAGTTGTTATGAAAATCCTTGCTCTCAAACTCGTCACCAACGAAGAATTACTTGGTGAAATTGAATCTGAATCTGAGACCGAATTTGTTATTTGTAATCCTGTTGGCATTGCAGTTGTACGTGGTAAAGACGGTATGCCTAACGTAGGTTTCTCACCTTTTCCACTACATTCTGAACAAAAGACTGGTTCAACTATTGCCTTGGCCAAGAAACATGTAGTATACTCTTATGTTCCAGTAGAAGACTTTGTGAAGAACTACAACCAAATCTTTGGTTCAGGCATTGTACTTCCAGGTCAACAACAAATCATCACAGGTTAATGTCAAACTTTTACACAAACGTACAATCTATTGGCGGCAAGATTCTTTATCGTGGAGTCATGGCCGGTAAACGTGTTAAACAGAAAATAGATTATGAACCATCATTATACATTCCATCCAATCGGGTGACACAATACACATCTTTGGATGGTAAGTATTTGTATAAAAAGACTTTTGAAGGCATCTACGAAGCTAGAGATTACATCAAGCAGTTTGATAACGTATCTGGTGCAACCAAAATCTACGGTAACAATCGTTATGAGTATGCTTATATCGCAGACCAACATCAAACTATGGTTGACTGGGATATCGATAGGATACTTATTGGTATTATAGATATTGAGGTTGGTTCTGAAAATGGTTTCCCTGACCCATATATTGCAAGTGAACCAATCACAGCCATTGCAATTACATACATGAATGATAAGACCTATGTTTTTGGTTGTGGAGACTATGAAACACAAGGTGATGAAATCTATGTAAAATGTAAAGATGAGTGGACTATCTGTAAGAAATTTATGGAAGTATGGTCAAACAAATGTCCTGATGTTATTACTGGTTGGAACACCAAGTTCTTTGACATGCCATATATTGTCAATCGTTTCCGTAAGATTCTTGGTGAAGATGAAACCAAGAAGTTATCTCCATGGAATTACATTTCTGAACGAAAGACTACCATCAATGGTCGTCAACTAACGGCATACAGTTTTGTTGGTGTTGAATCGTTAGATTACATTGAACTATACAAATGGTACGCACCTGGCGGTAAGTCACAGGAATCATATCGTTTGGATAACATTGCACAATCCGAGTTAGGTGAAGGCAAGATTTCATATGATGAGTTTGATAATTTACATCAACTTTATAAACAAAATTATCAAAAGTTTATTGAGTATAATATCAAAGACGTTGGTTTAATTATCAAATTGGAAGATAAGTTGAAGTTGATTGAGTTGGCTTTAACTCTGGCATATGATACAAAGTGTAATTATGAAGATGTATTTGCACAAACTCGTATGTGGGATTCATTGACATATTCCTATCTGTTACAAAAAGATATCATTGTTCCACC